AAGATTCTTCATCTCAGTTAAAAACGCTTCAAAGTCAGGCTTTTCTGTATATGCTACAGAGTTATTAGCCAGTCGTCTTTGGCCTTGGTCTACCCACCACTGACCTGATTTAGCTTTTGACATACGCTGGTCTGAAAGATTAGAAAGACTAATCAATGCAGAACGACGTACGCCACCTACTACTACGATATCTGCAATTTTACAGCACACATCGTGGCATTCGATACTAGTTAACTTACGTCCAGCTGCTTTTTGGAATACTCCAACGCAAAACTGGAAGAGATCCTGTAGTGGTTCAGGACCGCTTGCTCTACCGCCAAAAGTTTTAAGCCTAGCACCTGCTGGTCTTACTCGGCTCATGTCCCATTGGGGTAATTTACCTGCATATAGCATAGCAACCAACTCACGGAAAGCACTTGCCCATCCTAGTTTACTATCACTTACTACGATAGTAGAACTTGTCTTGTGGAAGGTTTCAGCTACTTCTGGTAGTTTAGCAATAAAATTACGCTCTACACTAAAGCCTACTCCCGTTCCACACATCAACACATACATAAGCTCGTCAAAAGCTCGTGGATGGTCAATATGTAAATAACTACAATTAAAGCCTGCTACGTTATCACGCTTTAGTGCTTCTCCTGCGGTCATCATACATCTCATAGAAGGCATAACTTCTAAATTAAATATAGCATTAAATAACTCTAATGCTTCTTTTTCGTTCAACTGTTCTCTTTCTACAAAGAAATCAACATAACGATTTACTGTTTCGTCCCAGGTCTCTCTACGACCTTCGTTTTCTAGCCATCTGGCATAACGACTCTTGTGAATAAAACTTTGATACTGATCCATTAAACCATTCTCTCCTTTATTTCGGATATGTTATCCGCGCCTATCGCGTCATCGCAATATGTTATTAAATCCATCAGCTCATAGTTCTTTAGTAAAACTTCTGCATTTTGATTTAGTTCTTGTATATACTTATACTTACCATCTATAGGTATGTTATCATATATCGTCATTGCATCGCCGTAATCTCTTATAAGCTGTTCTGCTCTCTTCGGGCCAATACCGTTAATACCTGGAACATTATCACCTTTATCTCCTGTTAAACACTTGAAAGAGATATACTCTTCAGGTGTAACATTATAGTGCTCACTCCAGTTATCTACTGTTACCTCTTTACGAGTAACATAGGAAAATCTACTAACTCCATCTTGGATTAATAAGTCCCAGTCTCGGTCACTGGAAACCAGCCATATATTGTTTAATTTATACTGCTCTTTCTGCTTTACTAGGTGGGCAGCAAGATCATCTGCCTCTACACCTTGAAAACGAAATACTTTATAATCTTCAGCGAGTAGTTCTAGTGTTTCTTCGTACTCTTCAAAAAAGTCAATAAATGCTTGCTTTTCTGCTTCTGTTTGCGTGGCGTACTTATCTTTTCGATTTTGTTTATAATCTGGTAATATCTCTTTTCTATAACTAGAAGAGCCCCAATCTGCGGTAATAAGTATAGTACCACAATTGTAAGAGTTTGCTAAAGATTTTACTACAGTTACATAGTCATTACGAAAATCTGTTCTGCCTTGGTGTTTCCACCGAAAAGCTAAGTTTAGTGCGTCTACTATGAGTACTCCGTCCAGAGTACGTTCATTAAAATTAAAAGCCACTTATAAACTCCACTTTTTCTGTTATTAACCAATCATCTGCTAACATTACATAACAGTTCAAAAACCGAATAAACAGATATTCGTCTGTATTCTCTGGTAAATGCTCTGTTACTACATAAACTTTAGATCGATCATATTTAAAAAATAAAAGAGGCATTTGATTGCCACCTTTCGCCTGTACTACAACTTTCTTCCACCAGCGAATAAGATTATTTGTCTTAGGTTGTGTAAATATTTTATCCGTTAATGGTGAATCTTTGTAGTTCTTTACCTCAATACAATAATGATTTCTTTGATTGGGGACATATAAGTCCCCTTTCAAATATTCCAGAGCACCAGAGGCAGGTACTCTTTCAAATTTTAGTCCGGTCGCTTCCCTCAGCATGTCCCTTACTAGGTACTCGCCTCTCGCTCCCTTCGCTCTTGAGTCTACCATCTTTATCCTCTTCTTGCTTTGCTTCTTTAGAAGCCTCATCTTCCCAGTGCTGTGCTCTAAGCCACCACCCTCTACGTCTACCTGCTCCCATATTACTCCAATGTGCTGATATTACCAGCCTTAACTACTTCGATTTTTTCAAGTAAAGGGTGAGACCAACCGTGAGATACGATATAAGTATTCATGTCTTCTCGAAGTAGTACTTCTACTAGCTTCTCTCTTCCTTGATCATCGAGTACGTTTGTTACTTCATCCAAAAACAAAATATTGATTTTAGACTTCGATATACTACTCATTAGCTTACGAATCGCTATGAGAGTAGCTGTGTTTACTCTTGCCAACTCTCCAGAAGAAAGTGCTAGAATATCTACTACATTGCCATTGTCTGTAATCTCTACATTTAATTTATCGTTTGATACTACAAACTCAAGCGTAAAGCGACCATCAGACAATTCGGCTAAGTACTCATTGGCTAACTCTTCAAGTTCTCCAACTAAGTTTTCAATCTTATATGCAAGTAATCCATTTGTGCTAAAAGACTTCTTCAACACATCAAGCTCTGATTCGAGCTTTTGGTTTCCTGCAAGTTTGCCGTCGTACTCTTCTTGTTGCTCAACAAACTCCGCTGTCTGCTCTTGTATAACTTGTATACGAGTATTTAGCTTTGTTCGTCTTTCGTTTTCAGCCGCATTTTCTGCGAGTTCTCTTTTTGCGTTGTGTAATCTGCTCTGAACACTCTGTAACTGATCTTCAAGCTGTTCCTTATCCAAGACAGACGTAGGAAGGCTTCTGTCGAAAGATCGTAGCAAATCCTCAAGATCTCTACTAGCTTTTTCATTGCGTTCGAGTTCTGCATTGTTCGCTTTAATCTGTATAATTCGAGGTTTAATCTCATCAATCTTCTCCTCTGCTGCTACAAGTTTCTCCCTCTCGCCTGCAATCATAGCCTTCTCTGCTGAGACATCTATAGGTTGCTTACAAGTAGGGCATACTTCTTTCAATTGTTCTAATTTTTTCAGAGTCCGTTGAGCACCCGTAGCGGCTGCTTGTAAAGACCCTAGCTCAGACTGTAACTCATCATAAGATTCATATTGAGTTACTGTAGAGTTTCTAATAGCTAACATATCAATTTGGTCGAGTAGTCTCTTATATTGATTGTTCGTATTAATTTTTTTATTTTTTTCCGAAATATTTTCAATTTCTACCATGAGAGAACTTAAAGCCTTCTCATCTTCAGATGTATCAATTTGTAAATCCAACATGGGTAGTATGAATGTATCACTCAACTTATTGTCTTTTAACCATTTTTCTACTGTTGCAAGTTTCCCTGCTATGGTAGAGGACGTACTAGAAACATCTTTAGAAGCGCTTTTAAATACTTCGAATAACTCAACGTACTTTTCTAGGTGTAACAAATCAATAAGAAACTTTTTTCTATTAGCATCTGTTGCAGTAAGAAATTGTAAACTTGCATTCGTATTCTGATATACAAGCTGTGAAAAAGTTTTAAAGTCTACTCCAAGTACTTCTTGCAATGTTTTATATGTGTTTGTAGCCGTATGACTAGATATATCGCTGCCGTTCTTTTCGAGTTTTACTTTTATATTTGTTTTACGGTTTACCGTAATTTCATATCTATCATCATCTTTAGTGAAAGACAAAGAGATGTTATAACCATTATTTACATAACGATTTGGAATGTCTGCTTTTTTAATTCCTTTTGAGTTTTTATTATACAACGCTTCTTCGATGATTAATGGGATGGACGACTTGCCCATCCCATTAGTACCAAGGATCTGTGTAACAGTATTATCGTTTAATTGTAACTCATTGCCGGAACCATAACTAAAGCAGTTATCCCATTTCAATGTTTGTAGTGTAATCATTGTATGTTCCTATGATGTCCGGCACTTTATCAGGATTAATTTCCAGTATATATGTTAGATACTCTACTAGCTCTTCTTGTATAGACATCTCTTTATCTATAATGAGAGATGCTTCTGATTTACGTTTTACTACTTTCTTATCTAGCAAGTCTGAGTTTTTCACACCTGCTAAATCTTGTATATCTCCTTCTACTTCATAGATCGTATGATCAAACTCAGTAGGAGTCATTTCTTCACTACTTGTTACCGTTTTGCGAAGTAGTTGTGGCAGTTCAAAAGGCTCCCACATCCAACTCCAATCCTGTGGGTTAATCAAGATATAACCTGTTTTTACTTTACTTCTATGAAAAGAAGTAGTCATAGGACTGCCTGGATATACAATATTTCGTTGTGTGTTACTATGAGCGTGTAAATCTCCTGCAAATACTACAGGGAAATCTTCGAACATATCTAAATCTACTTCAGGTTTAACGTGTGGTGGTATCTCTCCTCTTACATGCGTAAACAAAGGCTTACTCGTATCAAAATGTTCAATGCTACCCTTTTTGTGTAAGTCTGCATAAGGTAATATACCATATCCTAGACCAGTATCAACGTATGAGATATCTACTACATTGATTAAAGGGTTAATATCTCGAGAAACCTGTTTAAGCTGAGTAAAGAATGTTTTATTCTTCTTAGTAGCTTCATGATTTCCGTCATAAATAATTGTTGGAATCTTTACTCCTCGAATAAACGAGAAGTAAAGTTCTAACTCTTCCATATTCGGAAGACGATCAAAGAGATCGCCTCCGATTATGTGCATACTACATTCTTTCTCTAAGTTATACACTTGATGAAAGAACATTTGATAACGGTCTACAGCCCACTTTACTGGAACGTTTTTCTGTCCCAGCTTGATGTGCCAGTCCGCAGTAAATAGGATCATCCTACATTAAACTCCGCATCGAGTGCTTCGTCATCAGTTTCTTCGCCATGATTTCGTACTCTATCTAACAACTCTTTCTGAGCATCTGGAGTAGGGCGAGACATAACGTCGTCCATAGACTTCAGGTCAGCAATAGCTGTCAACTCGTCTTCTGTAAGCGCACGAGGCTTACACTTGAGTGCTTGTAGTTGATATTCTACATTGTAAGGAAGAGGTCCGGTCTTTACTCGCTTGAAACAAATGTCCCAACCAGTATTAGGATCTGTAGGGTCACCCAAGTCTTCAGCAGCAGTAATAATTTGCTCCCACAACTTCTTTTTAAGGTTTACTACTTTAATCTGTCCGTTATCAATGCACTGAGTAGCGTAGCTCCAGCCACACTTCAGATCAGGGTAGTACTCTCGTACCCAGTCTTTTTCTACATTGTTGAATCTTTCGGAATTTCTATCAAAAGATAGACACTCCATTGGAATGTTTTTACCATTCTCGCCTGTAATCCAATAAACGTAGCGAGCAAGAATGTCGCCAACGATACGCATTTTGTTATCGCCGTCTTTGTATTGAAAGGATGAGATTGATGATTTTTGGGCTCCGCCCGTTTGATTGTTAAATGATAGTGCCATTAGTGTATAGTCTCCAGTGTGACTTCTTCATAGATGAACGTTATTTCGTCCGGTAGTACTATGAGTAGCCTATTATCGTTAATTTCTTCTAAATCCACAGGACAATGTAGTGAATCTAGCGTGGTTTTGTTATATGCAATATAGTCTGCGTGACTTCTAAGCGAAGCAAGCGCATAGTATATACATAGTTCTTTACTTGTATACTTATAAGAATTGAACAGCAAAAAATCTCCATGAGCGAGAAAACTCGTCCCTACGAAGTTTTTGTGTGAGTATTTATAAATAGGGTCAAACTTGTTACGAGGAATTTGACTCTTTATGAGCATTTCCATTATCAAGTTACAAGCAGCAATATTGCCGTCCGCCGTATCAAAAACCTTTTTCCAATCAAATAAGAGCATATATTATACTTTGTTTTTACCAAGTTGTCAAGAATTATTTTTCTAAAGGTGTTTAATCTTCCAACCCTGTTTCATATAGAACCCGATACGATTTGAGGCTTGTTTTCGAGCCGTATTTCCTTTCAGGTGTATATCTACTACAACAGGGTCTATTTTACCTTCTTTTTTCCTAATCACACGTCCAATAAGCTGTGTGAGCAGGGGTTCATTGTTAACAGGAGTGCCAAGAATTAGGCAGCTCAGATTGTCAACAGATATTCCTTCTGAGAAAATTGCTTGCGTACCATAGAGTACTTCCGCATCACCGTAGAGAATTTTATCTATAAGTGCTTCTCTTTCTTCATGCGGAACTTCACCAGTTACACAAATTGCCTTCTCTCCCGTAAGTTCAGCGCAGGATTTTAGAAATGCTACTCTATCACTTACGACTAGTACTTTATGCCCTCTTGCGGCGTAGGCCGCCGCTAGCATTGATATTGTATGTCTATACTCTTCTGTGTTTGCTAGTTTTGTTACTCGGTTAGCCCAAGGTATTCTAGCGCCATCCATAAAACGAATCTCGGAAGGAACAACAGTTATAGAAGGGGTCATATAGTTTTCTTTTGGCGGCTTGAATAGAGTATTACCAAAGTAATCTCGAAACACAACGTGTTTTCCGTCTTTTCTTTCTATAGTACCCGATAGACCTATCTTATATCTACAGTAGTTTGTGTCTAGTATTTTACTAAACGTAGGACTACTGACATGGTGCATCTCATCTAAGATGATAGTGCCAAACTCTTTCCTTATTTTAGGGATGTTTCGGTAGAGAGTCTGAGTATTGCCAATCACAATAGGAGCATCAAGTTCAAATCTACCACTACCAATAATCCCCGGCTCAAACCCATAAACCTTTTCTACTTCTTTAGCCCATTGATTTCGTAGTGGTACTGTATGTGTTACTACTAAAGTCTTCTGTCCGAGTTTGCCAGCTATGGCAAGACCCGTAAAAGTCTTACCCCAGCTGACCCATGCATTGATTATTGCATTATCCTCAATGTTATCATAAACATCCTTCTGACTAGCTCTGAGTTCGAATTTAAACTCAGGAAAGTCTACAGGCTTGTTCAGTCTATTGTCAATTACTTCATAGTGCTCAGGGATTAAATCTGTGCGTCCTACAGGTAGTGTCACTAATCCATTACGAATAATACCCATGTTTTTAATAACTTGAGGAGGATCCAAGGGATTATGGTTTGGAATAGTATATGTAAGCTCTCTATCGATTCGCTCTTGTAGTTCGTCACTACAATCCATATATATCCTGTGACTTATAACTGCTTTCATAGTTTTAGTGAACTCTTTGAAATAATATACTGTTTAACAAAATCGGAACGTACAATGTCTTCTATCTCGAACTCTATAAAAGTAAAAAGCTTCATACGCTCAAGTACTCTGAAAAAGTCCTTTATTCCATTTGCCCTTAAATCCGCCTGTCTAAAGTCTCCACAAAAAATCACTCTACAATTCTCACCCATACGAGTAATAATTGAGTCTAATTCATGGAAAGACATATTTTGACACTCGTCAATTAAGATTACTGCATCTCTGAGTGTTATTCCTCGTATAAATGAAGTAGTCATAAACTCTACTATGTTTTTCTGTTTGAGTATTTCGTAGGCATCGCCTCTACTAAACAGATCATTAGAGATATCTTTATACGGTTCTTCATATACTGAGGACTTCTCTTTTTCTGTACCTGGAAGAAAACCAATGTCTCTTGTAGGTACTGCACTTCGAATAATTATTAGCTTTTGAAAATCTCCTTTTGCCATATCATCGAATGCTAAGTAAGACGATATGAATGTTTTTCCGGTTCCTGCAAGTCCATGCAGTACTAAGTGGTCTGTTGTTTCAAATGCTTTGAGTTGGTTACGTGTTAAAGGTTCTATCTCTCGCAGTTCAAAATTTACTCCTGCAAGAGTTCTTCTCTTTTTAGCCATATTTATACTTTTCTTCTAGTGTCTTTGAGTTTCGTTTTTGAATACTCGTATAGCATCCAAGGTTTCCCTTGTATATGCAGAATCCCCGCCCAATACATTCCTGTCTCGGGAGGGCGTGGCACAGTAAAAGGAGCGTTATGCCCTTTTACTCTAATCAGTGTAGCAGAACCTTTCAATTCTACTTTACTAATTTTTAAATACTTTAAAGATAACATAGTAGTCTTCTCATATATAAAAGGCTTACCACTGTTATCTATAAAATACTTTGCTCGTTGCTTTATAAGACCATTGGGATACTCAACCATATGCTTAAGAAATTGCAGATTCCGATGAGGGGTCTGCATTCTCCTTGCTCCTAATGTTTTCCCACTTTGATTCCTATCGTCTAGTACATTACCATCCAAAAATAATATACCATCATACTCTTCCCAGTTTCCTGAAGGTAACAGGAAAACTGGAAAGGTAATCTTGGGTATACTTCTAAATCCTATCACCATACATCTTCTCGAACTTACCACCAGAATAATCTTCGTGGATAATTTCAAAATCACAACCTACGGGAACACCTGGAATAGAAAGACCTCTGTCTAGCTGTACATACTTTGCTAGCTGTTGCATGTACTCATCTACCTCTTCATCTGGCACTTCTGCCAAAATTGAGTCATGTACTAATGCAAAGATACGAGCTTTCTTATTCTTAGCTTTTATCCAAGCGTTCATGTCTATAGCGCCTAATAAGTTAATATCAGAAGCAGCAGACTGCACCAGAAAGTTAAGACCAGACCTAACGCTATGACTCTGGATGCCTTTGTCTGTCGATGCGACATTTGGTAATCTCCTTTTTCTACCGAAGTAGCTGTAAATAAATCCATTCTGTTGGATGTATTTTTGGTTATCTTCAATCCACTCTTTCAATTTGTGGAACTCCTTAAAGTAATCGTCAATAACCTCTTGTGCTTCCTGTCTACTGAAATAGGTTCCTGAGTCTTTTGTAACTTGTTCACTAATCTTATTCGCACCGGCTCCGTACATAATGCCAAAGGTTACAGCTTTTGCTGCCTGTCTTTGCATACTGTATAGCTCTGCTACTTCGCCTACTTCACAAGGTAGTTTAAATACTTTGTGTGCAATCGCGGAGTGAAAGTTACCTCCTGAACGGAATACATCCATGAGTGCTTTGTCTTTTGCAAGTACTGCAGCAACATACACTTCGGCAGTTGTTAAGTCCATTGCAACTATCTTATGCCCCTCTGCTGCTTTAATACAACCTTTTACAATAGGGTTATCCCTAGGAAGTTGTTGCATATTGAGTTTGCCAGAAGAACTAAGCCTGCCACTAGTAGTACTATGGAGGTTGAAACCTGTACGTAGTCTACTATCGCGATCCAACTGCGGTAAGATTTTGTCCAGATAAGTATTTTTAATCTTGGACTTTTGTCTGATTTGGAGAATGAGTTCTGGGATATGCGATTGTTTTGTAAGCTCTCCAAGAACTTCCGCGTCTGTACTATGTGCTCCAGTGCCAGTTTTTTTACCAGTTGGATTGAGGCCAACGAAGTCAAACAACAAACTACGAAGTTGCACAGTAGAATTAGGATTAAAGTCTTTTCCATTTATCTCTTCAAATTTACGAATGGCAGGGTCTTTATACATCTCCGCTACAGCTTCATCTATCTGCTCTTGCATAAGAGATTGAGACTTCACTAAACGCAGCTTATCAAAAGGTACACCATTGTCTTGAATGTCAGTCAAAAACCTACATCCTGGGATTAATATGTTATCGTATACCTTAGCTAAACGTTTGTTCTGTTTAATCTTTACAAACTTCTCGTAAAGAAGAAACGTACACGCAGCGTCCATGCCCGCATATAATTTCATAATGTCAAAGGGAATATCTCCCCAGTTAAAATCACCTTTAAGAATGCCATGCTGTTTACGATAGTTATCTATCCAATCGTACATGGGCTTCTCGTAGTCTCCGTAGATTGTATACTTCATAGATAACTGCTTCAGACCATGAGTACCTGGATTCTCATCAATCAAATAGTGCAGTAACATTGTATCTTCAAAGCTAGGAAACTTAAAATTAAAGTGGTACTCAAAGAATGCCATATCAAACTTAGCATTATGAAATACTACTGTTTTTTCGTTAAACAACTGTTGCAGCAGTGACTCTGTTTCTTCATCGAAACATTCCGTATCTATATAAGCACCTCTATCAGCCTCATAAGACAGGCTAATACCAAGCATATGCCCATCACGTGGATATAATCCGGTTGTCTCTGAGTCAAGAGCAACATAAGGCAGAGGGGCAGAAATAGCAGCACGAATAAAATCATTTGCTTCCTCCGTATCTTGTATACCCCAAGCATTGTATTCTGTAATTACTGTATCTTGTTTATTACCAGTAATGTACTCTGTAATACTTTGCTTTGAGTCGTCCCATGTGCGTTGAGCTTCCGGCTTAAATGCTAACATGGCAGGGTTAATTACAGGCAAGAACTTTTCCTCTACTTTCTTGCCAGAGTATTCTGTTACCGAATTAATCGGTGTAAAGTATTTCAAAGCATCACTACCTACAAGGATTACCCAGTCGTAGTCGTCTGTATTGATTTCTATATCACAGTCTCGCTTTAGTACTTTCTTAATGTTTGGGTCGGAGCAGAGCTGAAATTGATCAAACTCGAACTCATCATCAAACTCTTTCTTAAAATTTGTTCTACTTGGTTTAGTTTCTACTAATGCAACTTTAGGCATATATTTTACTCTTTAGTGTTTGTACTGATTTTAGGGGTAAGGCTCCAGGATCTGTATTCTTGAGACTTACATTTCTTGTGGTCAAACCTATTCGCTCAACCATCTCTTTTACAATCTTTGCAGCATCTTGTCCGGCATCATCTCCATCAAAGAAAACTACTACTTCTTCCACACCTTGTATGGAAAGCATTCCTAGCTTATCTTCATTTATATTCTTTGTACCAAAGCAACAAATTGCGTTGGTTAGTCCTTTATCGTGAAGGTTTATCATATCAAATATACCTTCTACTAGAATAACAGAACCTTGTATCGGCTCTACTACAGGGAATAAAGGCATCTTCGCACCCGCAGGCGAGATCATATACTTAGGCGTTCCGCCCGTAGTATGACGACCATTGAATGCTACAATGCGACCTGATATATCTCGTACTGGAAATACAATACGACCAATATGATCAGGATCGTGGTGTTGAAACGCTTCAAATCTTTTGTACGTCTCAGGTTTAATATCTCTCCAATTACCTGCATAGTTGGAAAGATTTCGAGGGAAAGACAAACCGACACTTTCAGACCTTTTCTCTCTAATATTCTTTTTGAGTAGTTCTCGTCTTACTTGTAAGTGGTTTGCCTTCTCCCCGAAATGAGTGAAAATGTTTCCCTTGAAGCCACAAGAGAAGCATTGAAATATTCCTGTTATACGATCAATACGCATACTAGGATTACGATCAGGATGCTCAGGGTTAAGACAACTAACTAAGCAGTCTCCTCCCTTTGGTATAAAATATACTTGTCTAGAAGCTAATAGTTCTTCTACTGTCACCTACCAATATCCTTGATGCTGTTTCGATTAATAACTTGGTATGCGCCTTTGTTGTAAGCAGGAGCAACCGTAAAATTTTTAGACTCTTCTACTTTGTAAGAATTATCTGGAGCAGAAGTATAAGTACTCTTTGCTTTTGCAGAAGGGTAATAAGGAGTCTCTCGTCTATAAGAAGTCCTTGTTTCTAGTTCTTTGAACTCAGGTGTATACTGTTTTGCTTTAGGCAAAGGCTTACGCTTCCTACCAGAAGTGGTATGTCGTAAACTGCCAAATGTAATTGCCATATGCTTTTCCCCTTTAAAGTATCCGTATATTATACGCAAAAGAAGGTAAGATGTCAAGAAATATTTTTAAAGATCATTAATTTCTTCGCCTGTTTTATGCGAAGAATCTTCTTTCTCTTTAGGAGTCATAGCAGATTCAGGGCCAATTTTTAAGCTATCCCAGTCTACTACTGATGTGAACGACTTCATGGAGGCTGATCGCATCTTTACACAGTTCAGCGTAATACACGCATCCTCGTGATCCCAGGTTTCTAATGAATATGCAGCATCTGCCGCATCGAGAATACCTTTAGCGAATCTAGCTTCACCACTTGCGTCTGTTTGATAGGGTGAAAATACCGTACAATCATACTCTTGTGCCATAGACTTCAAAGCCTTACTTACTTCAATCTGTTCTGTCCAGTCATACTGCCCTCCACGAGAGGGAAGACTCGACCGCTTTACCTGATTAATATAATCTACTATAATGACACCAACATTCAAGGGCTTAACTTTTTTGTCAAGCTCTGCGCGAATCTTGGATAAAGTAAGTGCAGGGTCATACACTACGTCCAGCTGCTGAGTCGGGAGTAGCTCATGCTGCGTCTTTAGTGATGTATGCAACTTATTAAAGTCACGATGTGTATTATAGTCCTTCAAGCGGTCTTGCCCATCAACATAACGAGCTGCCCACCAAGTTGCTACTTTCTCCCACTCGGTAATACTCAGGTTCTGAGTACGTAGACGAGCAAAGGGAACTTCAGTAGCGATGGAACAGCATCTTTGTAAGATAGAACGACTGTCCATTTCAATAGTGAAATACATAGCCGACTTACCACTGGCATATACTGCGTTAGCAATATTTGCACAGATAACAGATTTACCAGCACCTCGGCGACCACCAACCATAACAAGATCTCGGGGGGAGAACTGTATTTCGTAATCATACTCTTCATTGAGTCCGAGTTTCATGTACTTAGCTAAATCTTCTTCTGGCTCAAACAGTTCAATACGTTGCATACTTTCCTGCGGGTCTTCAAGATCAACTTTATCTTCAACGTCTAGGACGATCTGATGTAAGTGGTTTACAGACTCCTGTGCGCTTTCAAACGCAACAGAGTTCTCTACATAATCTTCTAGTGAGTCCAGAATTTCTTTTTGAGTGTATTCGTTCTTCAGGTACTCTAACAGCATATGCGGATCTGCATCCACCTCTACTGATTCGATAGCATATAGCTTCTCACGAGTACCTGAGTCCCGAATCTCAAACTTCAGATCTTCAATCGTGGGCATTTTATGAAAGTCTTCGCAATGCTTATCAATAATCTTATAAAGACTATGATACTCACTTGGCAAATAATGCCTATGCGTAACACTCCAAGTCTGAAAGTCTTGGAGCGCAAGCACTTGCTTTATCAGCGCAGATGCGATATTCAAAAAAATTTCCCCCGAAATTAAAGATATAGGCAGACCCCGTAGAGCCTGCCTTTAAAAACTAAGACAGATTAAGCAGATGCTTTTTCTTTCTTAGCAGCGCCGTCATAGTCAGCGGCTGAAAGGCCCCGACGAGTCAGCATAGTCTTGACGCCACGAGCAGTTTTGCCAATCGCTTCAGCGATATCTTCAACACCCATGCTACCAATGTCAGTCAACTCAGCCAATGGATCTTCTTTAGAAGCGCCTTTGGTAGTCTCTTGACGAGGAATAGCGTCAATGTCTCCAGAACGAAGCAAGCTAAGAGCTTTACCACGTACAGAGTTTACAGAGCGATCGAGTTCAGCAGCAATAGCTTCAACGAAAGCGCCGTCGTTAACCATCTTAACGAAAACTGCTTCTTCGTCTGGGTTGTACGTGCGTACAGCTTCGACTTTAGGGGCAGGTTTAACGTGTCCGGTTAGTTCCATAGACAAGATTTTGCCTTGGATAGACTTAGGTGAAAAAGCGCCATCTTCGAAATGACCTGCGATTTCAGCATAAGTGTACTCACCACTGTTGTCAGAGACAAAGGCAGAGAGGGTTGCTTCTTGAGCATCGCTAAACGCTCGAGTTGCACTGGCAGAAGCCAGTTCTACTTCGTGACCCATCTTTCGCAGTTTGCTAGAGATAGAACGGGTAGAGGTTTCAAGTTCAGATGCTGCTTCTGCAACAGTTGCTTGAGATACAGGTGATTCGTCACCTACAAAGTTAGTAAGAGCGTCTGTACGCTCGTCAGTCCACTTAGGTAGTGCCATGATATTTATTCTCCAATAAATTCTAAAAGGTTAGTTATGATTTGAACGCCAGCATTTCTGGCTTTCTTAGTTTTAGCAGATTCTATTCCGCTTTCGTTTACCAAAATTGTGACATCTTTTGTCAAACTTGTTTTGACCACATAACCAAGCTCTTGAAGTTTGCTATGAGCCTCGGCTTTCGTTTTGTAACTGGTAAGTTTACCACTAATACAAACCGTGCCGTGGGTTGTGGTTGCTTGTGTATGTTTCTCAAACTTAAAACTAAACGGTAACAACGATACTTGATAAAAGTCTTCGTCTAACCACTTACAAAGGTTAGTCGCTGCCTTATCCCCTAATCCTGCCTGTCGGCACAATTCGTAGTCTATTTCTTCAATATCAATGCAGACTTTGGAAAGCTTTTCCGAGGCTGATTTACCTATCAGCGGTATGCTGAAGGCGGGTAATAATACGTTTAGTGGTGCAGTTTTCGAACGACTCAATTCATCTACTAGCTTCACCGCAAGTACTTCAGATCCGATCTGGTGTGCAATGTCGTCGTAAGTTAAAGAGTAAAGTTCCTCTAGGGAGACAATATCTAACTTAGCAACAGTTGCAGGTCCTAGACCTTTAATCTTCAGACTCTTGGCGAAGTGTTCGATGAGTTTGAGAACTTTTTCTCCGCATTGCGGATTTCTACAATACAGAAGATAATTGACGTCTTCTAACACCGAACTACAGCTAGGGCAGTTTATTGGGGCTTCGATTTTAGTCATTTGTATTCCTCTGAAATTGAATAAGTATTATACGCATATTTAAGGTTTCTGTCAAGAACTATTTTTCAATACGTCCAATGATGCGAGGAATTATCTCCCCCGACCTTATGACAGATACTCGACATCCTATCTCTAGGTTTAGGTCGCGTATGTACTCAATATTGTGTAGGGTAGCTCTGGAAACTGTGGCTCCGCCAATTTCAATAGGATCTAGGATCGCTACTGGACTGACAACACCACTTTTACCAAGCTGCCACACTACATCAATAAGAGTTGTTTCCACCCCCTCTGCCTGTTCTTTCAGAGCAAAGGCACCTCGGGGGTGTTTAGCTGTATACCCTAAGCGTTCAAATTCAACTGAGTCTTGCAACCTGTAGACCAACCCATCCGTTGGATAGTCGGAACAGTCGAATTCTGTAACTACTCGTAGACCCATCATTTTCATGATAGTCATAGTCCCTTCGTAAGAAGAGGCTTGCCGAGGACTCGCATCATAGGCTACAAACCGTAATGGACGAGTAGCAAACTCGTCTAGGCTTTTAAGACCTAAGGAGCCTGCGGCATAGTTACGCGCATTTGGTATACTACTAGGGGCAACAACTTCCCCTGTTATCTGAATCAAGTTAGTACGTCTAATCTCCGTAGGGACTAGCATACGCATTTTATCAGTTATGTCTCTGCCTTGAATTCCGTCCCCACGAGTGAGGGCGAGTTCTAGGTTGCCGTCTACATACAGCAAAGAGACTGCTGCTCCATCTAATTTAGGAGTGACTATACAAGAGTTTATGTCAAGAGGAGCTTTAGTAATATCAAAACACTTTTGCAAGGAGTACATCTGGTACACGTGCGAAATCGCGTCCGTAACAATGTAACCCACTTGGTTGTAGTTGTGTTTCTCCGCTAGGAGGTCAAACTCTGCATCAGAGATGGCAGGTGTGCCTTCATAGTACAACTCGCTCATCTTGTCTAAAAACTTTCGCATATACTTTTCCTAAATTTGAAAAGATATTATACGGAACTTTAGGAAGATTGTCAAGAACTATTTATACAGATCCTCTATTAAATCTGAAAAATGTTCTTTTATTAACTCCTTAGACTCAGCTAAGGAAAGTATCTCCGTTAAACCTATAAACAACTCTTTTGAGTTGCTAAGATCTAAAGGCATTGCTACCCCTTCCGGTGTAGGTTTCCATTCTTCAGTAAAGTCCATGTAATACTTTCTAAGGTGTATATACTCAACACCCCTAAAAGTGTTGATGGTAAGTCTTACCTGTACTTCCTTAACTTTATCATAGTGAATAACGCGAGAATATGCTTCTGGGGCTTGATGTAGTTCCATTATATCCTCTCATTCTTAAGAATTGAAGACAAAGGTACTACACTAGACACGTTTGCAGGTCTGAGTAAACGATATGAATCCGTGTCCCAACAAAAGAAAAGAAGAGTATCAGGAGTTTCCTTAGCCCTGTTTTTCTTCTTCTGTATGTATGGAGTCGAGAAGTCTAAAGTACAAACATTGTACTTTAGTTTTTTAGAGTGCTCGCTACGATAAGTAATAACGGCGTCTCCATAGTTGTGCACTAATTGTGCCAGTTCTTGCTTTTTCACTATAGCTCCTTGGTAGTATTTCAGCAATCTTTATTGTGAACCTACTTACGTCAAGGTGGTTTCTACAGATACAAAAATACCCCGCTAGACGAATCTAGCAGGGTAAGTACTTATGCTTCGTTAATTTTAGTAATTATAGAAGTAAAGTATTGTGAGGCTTTACCAGTCAACTTAGAGATAATCTCTTCATCAACGTCTTGGCCTGCATCACCTAGAGCTGCAATAAGGGCTTCCGCCGCAGCTGCTTTAGAGACACGAGTACCACCTCCTCCTTTAGTTGCACTGCCGCTAGACTTAGCAGCAGGGGTTTTCTTAACATAAACGCCAGCTTTTGTTAAGATCATACGAACACCGTTAGGTGACTCGTCTAATTCTTCTGCAATATCTTTTACAATCTCCATGCTGGTCTCTGGAGTTGGTTCTGCTTCTTCGTACATTGTTACTGCTTGTGCTTTTTTGTCGTCATCCCAAGCCATTCTTCGTTTCCTTTTGTTAGTGTTTTTAAGTCCAGGTGCAAAACCTGTTGCTTCTAGTTGTTGCATGTAAAATCGGTCGCCCATTTGCTTCCTCTCATATTTGAAAAACTATTATGCCAAAATATAAGCAAGATGTCAAGAACTATTTTTTTAATACTACCCCCGAGGTGTTGATAGTATCAGACAGAATGCCTCCTTCTATCGAATAAAAATCTCCTTCAACTCCTTCGGGTCTTATAGCAAAAGCTACATACCCCTTCTTTTGAGGGTTTTTTGCTACACGGAGTTGATGTCTGTATTTATGCTTATACCATAGATCCCCGTCTTGCCTAGTGTCTGTATTCGTTATAATACTTAAATTTTTAATTTCTTCGTGAAAAGAGGGGTCACGTACTTTTATAATATCTCTTGCTTTATTTCCCCACCCCTTCCCTTGCCAACTCTGTTCGTACAGTTCTGGAATGTAAAAATCTCGGTACACTTCTTGGCAGTTTTGTTCAGTTCCTTTAGCGTAACTTTTACTGCTAATAATGTTTCTATTTTGTTTGTGTTTATTACTGGGCACTATTTGTGGGTTAATCCAATTTAGACTTTCCCAGTACTCCTTTCTTTCTTTTGGACAAAGTTCATATGCATTATCTTGTTCAGCTTTTTCAATGTTTTCAAAGTAGTTCATAACAACATCTTTTACGGCTTGTGTAGTACATATAACAGGTCTATGCCTGCCATTTACTCTGCCCAACTCTTGTATTATGTTGCTTAGTGACGTAGAATGAGCCTTAACATCAGCCCAATACATTATTTTACTATGAGAGAAAGTTTGACTGATACCACAAGAACCTTTACCTACTATATTTGTACTTAGGTCTTTCTTTTCACTATTATAAGCAGTTATGTCTGGGTGGTAGGATTGAAGCCATTCATGAAAACTAATCTCTCTATTCATGTTTATAATAATATCTTTATCATTGTAATCGTGTATAAACTCAGTAATTTCTACAGGTAGAGGCAAAGCTTCCCCTGTTTTCTTATAATGAGCATAATTATCTTTAATTGTTTTAAAAACAATTTCATCAATAATTTCCCACTTTGCGTCTCTTAATCCTTTAAATCCTTCATACTCAGGAATTCGAGTTACCGAACTGAACGTTAAATCAGACCACATTAAATCATGAGGAGTAGCACTAATTGCATATACCTTCGTGCATTGATCATTCTCTATTAACTCCTTAATAAAAGCATCTATCTGTGCTGACTTGTCCGTTAAGCCCTCTCCCACAAGGTATCTATGTATTTCATCAAAAATAACGCATTGAGGAAAACCCACAGTGTGCTCCATTGAAAGTATCTGTTTACAGTTAGTCATATTAGAAATGTTTCCCATTACCTGTACTGTTACAGGGTATGTATTTCCTTTTAAACGATCTTTATGTACTGGTTTAAGCTCTTTTTTATCAGTAATTAGATTACTGATATTTATACCGTCTTTTTCTGCTAAGATTTTTAACTTATCCACAGCATCTTTAAGAACCCCCTTTCTATCGAACGTAAACAAGATATTATCTTGCTTACCATGCGTTTCAAGCATCTTTTCAAGCATGTAAGTAGTCTTACCTGCTTGAGGTTCATGAGAATATATAAGATCAATGGGGGTGGTCATTTGAGTTCTATCCGATTTGTATTTTGATTTTAAAAAGTATTATATCTAATTTTAAGCAAAGCGTCAAGAACTATTTATATTCTCTCCAAATTTATTCCATACTTTTCCAAGTGAGTCAGTTTGCCTAGTTCATACGCCGGAGCATACGCACTAAAACCACCTGACTGTACGTTGGAAAAATAAGTGTCTTCGCTCTCTACTTTTTGTACTACATAGATTGCATAGCAAGGACAGCCGTACTTATCTTCGTAGTTTACAGAAGTCATCCCTGATTTACTTGCGA